CTGGTATCTTATTTAGGGCATTCCAAATGGGTTCTGCTCAGTAAAGTCTAATATACTATCTGCTTCTGTTTCTATATTAATATTATCAGCAAATCCATCGTCAGTTGGGTCTGTATTAATTAGTCTTAGAGCATGAACTGCACCTGATATAGAACCAGTTATATTCTCTCCAATAGAGAATGTTCCAGATATTGAAGATACCTCTAAAACATTTGAGACAGAATCCCATGTCCTTACTTTACCAGTTGCTCCACTTGTAGCACCAGTTACTGTTTCATTGAATCTATAATCTCCTTGCGATCCCGTTGCTGGAGCAGAGAACGTTGCACTGAGTGGAAGATCTCCAGCAGTATAACCAGCACCAGTATTAGTAAATCTAACATCAGTAACAGAACCAGCTGCATTAATCACAGCAACAGCAGCTGCAGTTGTTCCAACTCCTGTTGGTCCAGCAAATGTTACAGTTGGTGCAGTTACAAATCCACCACCAGCACTAGTAACAGTTACAACACCCAATGTACCATCAGCAATATATGCGGTTGCTGCAGCACCAACACCAGTATCACTAGTAAATGCTACACCTGGAGCAACAGTATATCCTGCACCTGGATTTGCAATTTCTATTGACTGTACTGATTTTTGATTCAAACTTATATTCAAGTTACAATACTGAATACCAGCAATCAAAACAGCAGTTGCAATACCCGTCGTTCCTCCAGAAGGTGCTGACGATAAACCGATTGTAGGGGGTGTAATATATCCACCACCCCTATTTGATATACTAAAGTAATTAAGACCGCCAGTAGGCACTATTCCAGTGTATGCAGCAGCAGTAGATGCAGCACCCACCAAAGTAAAGGTTTGTGTAGGCCCTAATATTGTTGGAATACCATCTTCAGATGTTCCATCAACGTTATCTCCAATCAATTCATTATCAATTTCTTCAACACCAGTGTCAATAACCTCATCTTCGTAACGGAAGAGTTCACATCTCAATTCATAAACATAATTCTTTTGTAATTGATAGAAAGGTTTTTCATGCTCTACAAACTTAATTTCAAACAATCTATCCCCTAATGGGAAATATATTAGGTCACCTTCCTTTGGTCTAGTTGATAATTTTACATCATCTTCATTCTTCATCAATGGTTCGATGTAAGTCTCCCATCTTTCCCTAGAAATAGTAAGAGTTATTTCATTTGTTGCTTCTATACCAAATTTAGTTAAAAGAACGGGATTATCACCATAACCATCATAAGTATCAACATATGCCTCAAGAGGATATGCATCATCAAACTTAGATTGTACAACTTCTCTTATTACAGTATTTTCTTTTATATACTTGCGAGGCATATAATGTACCTCAACACCATACATCCTCAACTGTTCGTTGATTAAATCCTGAACTAAATTTTGTTCAGATCGAGCACCTTGTTGAAAATATGGATTAAGTGCCATGATATTAACCTATCATATCAAGTGGTGGTACTTCATAAGTATTGGACATTTGTTCTCTGATGATCTCAAGTTCTTTCTCTGCATCATCATACATTTGCCGTCCATTTAACTCAACACCACCAGGAAGTTTTACTCCTTGGAATTTCATTAAGTTTTGACCCCACTGTCTTTTAACTAATTGAGTCACATATCTTTTCAAAAATGAATCATTCCATACTCCAGTAGAAGCATTTGGATCTATAGCCTTAAATACATCAAATATTAACCAATCACCTTCTGTCACTCCACTCCAATCAATGTCAATATAAATTCTATCTTGACGTTGATTAAATCTAAATTGCTTCTGAGTAGTTAATAAAAAATCAATATCAGACAAATAAGATCTTACCATAGCATAATTCATCAATTGAGTAGCACCATAATAGTAAATATCATTCAAGAATAACTGATACTTTACACTAAACATATTGTTAGTTGATGTAGCAGATCCATCAAAATGGAAAATCTTTTCCACTCCAATAATATCGGGAGGAAGTGGTAGATAATTACTATTTTCTTGGAATTTGAATTGTGTAGAAACACCTACAGTTTTATCTATCGTAGTGGTTACAATACCTACAGGATTATCTTCTCCTGGACCTTTTCCTCTATCAATATCATCCTGCGTTATCTTATATTTTACATAATCCTTTGTCACACCATCAAAATGACGCTCTTGAAATATCTGAAGAGCGTCATCTATTAGGTCATCTATTTGCTCATCAGCTACATTAATTTCCAGCACTGGAGCACCCAGTTGCCGTTTAGTGTAATTTATGAGATCTGATCTACTTGATGGTTTTGCCATTTACACATCTACTCCTTAATCATTATTTAGGGTGCAGAGGATACACCAGCATAAACCAGAATATTCCCATTTACTATGTTATATATCGTTGATCCAGAACTCACCAAAACATTATAAACATATCTACCTTCACTTAATGCTCTAGTAGCAGTAGATCCTAAAGAGATTTTTACTGTACTTAAAGTTGCTGATGTAGTAATCCCTGAAGTAAATGTTGCAGATGCACCTAAAGTTGCACCAACTGCAACACTTTTTGCAATCTGTGAATTCGCAGACCATGCAGTTGTAAAGGGATATGGTGTATTTGAAGTATTTACTACATTAAATGTTGCTTCAAAATTAGCACCACCCTGAATTGTCAGGTTAGCCGCATAAGGGACTCCTGAAGTTGGATCAAATGTAATATTTTTACTTGCCATTTACCAGTTCCTTAAGTAGATTTTTGATTTCATTAATTTCACCTTTTAATCTTGATAGATCATTTTCCATGATTTCCACCCTATCATTACCTTTAGTCCTTACCTTTTTTCTCATTATATACTTATTAAATTCTTTTGTATCTGTATTTACAATTGAATTTGATTCAATATTACGAGCCAAATCAGATTGATTCTTTACTTGTTGTAATTCCATATTATGCTAATGCAATAACTCTCAAACCTTTTATTTGAGGAACATAAACTTGACTTGTAGAAGTCGCAACTAGTTTAATCCTATATGATTTGAATGATGGAAGATTATCAACAGTAAATTCATATGGATTAAATTCCAAATTATTTGTATTAAATGATTCTTCATTTGTTGGAGCAACAAATGTATCAGACTGTCCATTATTCTTAGAAGGATCAATAACTTGACCATCTTGATCTAAATTAGAATATCCAGGAAATGGTATAAATATTGGATTAAAGTTTTCCTTATCACTAATTGCATAGAATGCTCTAATATCATTTCTAGGAGTTAAATGACCTTCCAACATAAGTCTTATAGATGTTGCTGGATTAACCAATTCAACTTCCTTAGATATATAACGGAAAGCAGTAGGATCTACACCTATTTCATTAACTCTTGGATCCGTTGCAAAATCAGTGATTACATTATTAATACGGTTTGATGACAATATAAGAGAAGATCTTTGTAGATCAATTATTGGACTTACTTTAGAATCTGATGATCCTAAAGTTAGTTTCAAGTTAACAGATTTATTACCAGGCATTGCTGATAATTTATTTTCTGCATTTACATTTGATGCAATCAATCTTGGACTATCAAGCCAGTTATTATCATTCAAGGTAACAGATTCAAATCCATTATCAACATAAGGCAATTCAGCACCATCCATACTCTGACTTGTTACTGTTCTAATTTCTCCTGTCATAGTAGTACCAGGAACAGATAATGTCTGAATTGAAGGAGTTACTAACTCATATGAAATATTTTGAGATGCTTGAATAGCATTACCACCAGTTGATTTAGTATTATTTAAATACAGTTTAGGGAATGATGTTCCAACTGCTCTACTTGTATTATTTGAATTAAATGTAGTAGACATATCAACTTCAATATTGTAATGATCAAAACCAATAGCCTCACCCTTTCCTGTAGCAGTTGTCGATACTAAATCATGAGTCTTATTAATCCTTAATAAGTTAACATCACTCAATTCATACTTATAAACTGGTGTACCTACAGGATAATTTCTAATACCAGTAAGAGTGCTAGAACCAATTGATGTAACTTTATCAACAGATCTAGTAATATCACCACCAATAGTATTACCACTAACAGCAGTATATTCAATAACCTCATCACCTATTTGTAGGAATCCAGTATTAGTTGTACCAACTCCTACATTTTCAAATATAGAGAATTTACTTGCATCTTCTACTGATATTGCACCAACAGAATCTGATTTGTATTCAGAAGTTAGTTTTGTAGGTTTAATATCTGACTTAACACCAAATATTCTTACTTTATTATCTGCAAAATACATACCATGATTATTATGGTTCACCTTAATATGAACTCCATCACTGACAGTTGTAATTTCATCGATTTGAACATCACCACCATTTACCCAATTTAATGCAGTTGATACTCCAGCACTATTCGTAAAGAATACAGTATTTGCTGTACCAACCTTATAATCACCTTGAACATTATCTAAGATAAGTTCGTTTACATCTCCAATGGTTGCAACAGATAATCTAGCATTAAGTCCTAGATTATTATTACCAATACTTGAGATACCTAAGACATCACCAACTTGATATCCATGACCACCAACAGAGAATGTAGCACCCAATGCAACTCCATTTGCAATAGTAATATTTGCTTTAGCTCCAGTACCATTACCAGTAAGAGTAGTTAAAGTAACGCCATCATATTGATAATGACCACTTGCAGGAGTAAATCCTATTCCTGGTCTTGATATAGACAATGCACCTGTGGCAATTCCTGCAGTAGAAATAAGATTACCTGTTGCACCTGTGTTATCTTGAGTAACAGTATTACCAACTTTAATTATAGGATCTGCTACTGTTGTACCCAATCCGACTCTCAATTGTCTAGAGTTAACAACTAAAGAATTTGGATTTAAATATGGTATCTGATCATTTCCTGTCTTAAGATCTGCATTATAAAGATCAAATGATCCACTAGTTAAGAAATCAGCTCTGTAAATAGTGAACTTAAGATCTTCCCACTGACTTGGTTCCCATATAGATGCGTTCTGTGATTTAAATAATGATCCTAGATAGGGTTGTTGAGATACAAATGCTTCAGTAATTAAATCATTTTCTCCAACTCTAGAAATATAAACCGAATACTTAGTAGAACTTGAAAGAAGTGTTAATGCATATTCCTTATTACCACCTTCAAGGTATACAGGAGACTCGAATTGTATTGGTGTTGCAACGGATCCGTCTGCAGATAAATTAATTTCTTCTGGACTTAATGTTACCTCAGAGTTTGGTATAATAGTAGAAACAGGAGATCCATTTTCTGTTGTTCTTATTTGGAAAACAAAAGGAATACCCATATCATCTCTACTTCTAAAGAAGAGATCAACTCTTGTTAAGAATACACCTGCAGGATCTTCAATCTGAACTGTTTGTGCAAGTGGATCACCCCAACGTCTAGGTCTATTATCAAAACTGCTATTAGCCCCTGTAACTGTTCTTTGTGTTCCAGGTATAACCTCAGTGTTTAATATTCTTTCTACTCCTCTAGCCTCTACTACTGTTTGAGTTTCGATTCTTGCATTTCTTGTAGAAACAATGTCTTCTTGAATAGTTTCAAGAATACCACTAGCTTCAAATGTTTCTTCTGCTGATGTTGTTGCTTTGTCAACATTATTATCTGGATCATTAGTTAGTCTTAATACCCTCTTACCAGTTTCAAATCTTGGATGTGTATTTGAGTTAGGATTTGGAACAAAGAAACTTCCAATCAATGTAGCAGAAGTATCTGAAACTAATCTATGATTAGTAATTGTTGCTTGTGCTCCACTACTTTGTCCAACTAGAACCATACCTGTTTCTACCCAACCATAATAATCTCCTTGAGCCTCATCTGCCATTGAACGAATATCTATGTTCAATAAGGTAGATGATGCAGAGTAACTTGATGGGATAGACCTATAAGTATAAGGATTATCAGAGAATGTTGATGTAGGAATATTGTACGCACCACCTTTATGATTTGGTTGTGCAACTCTAAAGATTGCTCCAGCAGCTGTATTAGGTGCTTGTACATCACCCAATCCAGTTCCATTCTGAGTAGCAACCACTGATTCACCAACTTGGAATGTACCCGAAGTCATTTGAATTTCCAATAGTTTTGGAACAATATACTTAGTTACATCCTGACCATCAAAGAATGCATATATCTGTGTTAATGGTTTAACTCTTTTAGCAATAAATTGAATATTTCTAGATCTTAAGAATAGAACAATATCTCTACTAACAACTCTATCACCTAAAGATTCTCTATCAAATTGCTCAATAACTGCACGTCTTGTTCCTGATCTTTGAGTAGTTCCTGACTGAATAGTATTTCTTGTCATCTCAAAGATTCTATCTGTTCGTCTCCATCCACTTTGACCACCATCATGAGAGTGTGTAAAGACAGAAGTTCTAGAGGTTTGTCTATTAACTATATTTGTCTCTCCACTCCAGTTAGTTTGCCATGAATTCCATACAGTTCCTGCAAAACCATCTTGACTAAATCCAAGGTTAGCTCTTGCATTCGCAAGAACAGAAGCAAAATTACCTTCATTCTCAATAACTCTAGCCTCAAGTCTTACAGTATCAACCCAGTTGTCTGTTGATGGAGTCATTTCAACAGTTCCTTGCCAGAAACTTATCATAAATGGAGTTACACTTTCACTTCTAGTTCCAAAAGATTGTTTTAAATATTCTACCTCTGCATAATCCAAACTAACAAGATCGCCAGTTCTTCTTACATTAACACCTTCTATCAAAGAGAATGCAGCATCTGCAGTAGTATCTACATTAACAACAGGTCCAGGAATAAGACTTAATGATGTAGTGTAATGTTTTGGACGCAATGTTTGTTGATTCAAATCAATACTATTGGCCAGAGAATTGGCAAATGCAGTTTCTTGTGCTCCAAGTGATGTAAAATTATCTACAAAGAATCCTGACTTAAATCTATTAAATCCATCTTGATCAGGAACAAATAAGTTAGAAGTTGCAGTTTCTAACATCGATAAAGTTGTATAATATTCTAAACTCTTAACTCTATTTTCAAGATCTTTAAGATCACTCATCTTAAATTTCTTATACTTCAAATATTCAATTGAAACATCTTTTACATCATAAATGTATGGAGGAAGTGTTAATTGACAAATTTCTAAAGCATCATCAACAGCTTCTGGAAGATCAGGGTTATCTGAAGGTGCTCCATATTTAACTTGAAGGTTAGATTCTTTATTGATAAAAATTCTATCCTTTCTTCCTTGATAATAAGAAAATGTAGTCTTGATAGTCTCATCAGATGCTAATACATTTGCAGCAGAATTTGATGTAGTTGAAAATGTTCTACCCAAAAATTCAAATGGAGATCTTGTATCTACTTCCACTGAATAATCTTGTACTCTTGGTCTAATATCAATAATATCAGAATTACTCATTCCATCAAAACTTGGGATTTCATTACCATAATTGTAGGTATCATATGATTCAACAGTAGTAATATCTCCTGTATCTGATGAATCATAAGACCCACTAGCAAAGTAAACAATTATTTTCTTAGTTGGAGTATCTGCCTCTGGGTTCTTCTCAATTGCACCATAATTATAAATGGTTGCTTCTTGTCCATTATCATAAGAATAACTATCAGTTATATCAAAACTAGGTGAATTTAAAGTAGTAATAGTTGCAGTAAATTTAGACTCAGAAGATAATATAGATTCTCCTTCCTTAAAGACATTATCATTCTTATAAAGAACAGAAATTTGATTGCTAGATAGTTTTTCTGCAACTATAGCAGCTGCCCCACTTGATTGTCCTGTTAATAATTCTCCAACAACATACTCTTCAGTTGTTGTAGATGCACTTAATATGGAGGATAATACTAGTTTAGGGGAAGAAGGATCTTGAGTATCTGATGATTCAAATATACTATGAACAGTAATAATATCTGGTGTGTTGAGTGAAATTAAACTATCTTCAACTCTTGTACCAAAAGGATAATTGCCATATTCTAATCCATTATTTAATGTAGTTGCACCAATACCCGATCCATCAATTTTAGTCTTATTAATAATAACAGATTGCACTCTATTTCTTATTTTTGCTTTAGCTTTTGGTTTATCCTTAGTTAAAGTTGCTGTTAAAGTAGCACCAGTATCATTCGATCCTAAACCATAAATTATCAATGATCTTCCACCACTACCCGATACGAATTGAACTTTATCAGAAGTTAGTACTTCTGTAGTACCATCTGATCTTGTTAATGAATATCTTTCCTCATCGAATGGTAAAAAGGTTTCATTTTCACCTGCAGTAGGAAGACTTCCACCATCTAACTGATTATCTGCTATATTAACAGTAAATACTTTCCTTATTGTAATTGAAGCATTTGTCAAATCTACAGTAGCTACATTATGCTTTGGTAACCATGTATATAATGTATCATCACCAGATGTTTGTACATCTGAAGATTGTACAATTAAATCACTAACATTAATGTTGGTAGATGGTAAAACACCATTACATATACCAGGTACAGTTTCTACTCCTTGAATAGTGATAAGATCTGATCCAACAGTAACTACTCTTGCAAGAGTAGGATCATCGGAGTTTGCTAGATTACTAAATTGAATTAAATTGCCAACTTCTATAACACCAGGAAATAGTTTATTTGTACTAGTTACAGTACTAATATTTGCAGATACTGAAGTAACAGATGCTATACCAATAGGTGCTTTCAGTGTAGGAATAACATCAGCACTAAAAGTATTAATACCAACTAAACCATTATCTGTGGCATATAATGATTTTACATCAGAAACGTTATGATTTGTAATTGCAATAGCAATTCTACCATTTGCGTCCCCATTGAATATTAATGGCTCATTAGCATTAAATTCTCCTTGCCTTTCATATACAGTAAGTGCAACACCAGCAGTTACTGCATCTTTAAGGAAAGCAGTTGCTCCAGTTTGAGAACCCTTAATATAAGTTGGAATTGGTAAGGTTACTGGTTCATTAATGGTAATTTCTGATGTTGTTTGAATATCATATAACGCCAAATCCCACTGATTTAAATTTGCATTTGATGCATTATATGATCCAGATTCTAATCTAAAATCATATACTCTAGCCATTCCAACTTCTTTACCTGGAAGATCATAACCATTAGCACCAACTCTAGTATCTCTTAAACTAACAACATAAGTATTACCAACCCCAATTTGTGCAGAACCATAAACACGATTTACAGATAATGTAGATCCAGTATTATATGTTAAAGCCTGATCTTTTAATGTTTTTGTAGTTCTTGTTTTTGGAGAATCTATAAGTGTCGCTCCTAATGTTTCTACAGCATATCCTTTAACATAAGATTTGCCTGGACCAACCTTATAAAGCATATCATTATCTGATGCTGTTACTCCACCAGGAGTTACTTGACCAGCATTAAATACGCCATTATTTCCTTGATTATTATTTAATGATTCTAAAACTGATACATCAAATGCTCTTACTAGATAATCACCAAATGTTTCGTATGTTCTTTTTGCTAATGAATCTTGTAAGTCTTTTGCAAAAATAGATCCACTACTACTTCCACTTTTTGTTTTTGACTTTAAGATACCATTTTCAATTACTGCAAGTTCTACAAAATTATCATCATTTAAATCAGAAAGTGTTTTCTTAAAAAGATTTACAGATATCTTTAATCTATCAGCACCTGGTGCTGAGTAATTATTAAATCCCTGAGAATTATCATTCAGGGTTTCATTCATATCAGCATTAATAATTTGCTCATTTACAAAGAATCCAACTCTATAACTTGGGTTAGTATCATATTGATCGAGAAGTAAAGTTTCAGCTGAAACATTTACAAAATTACCCCTAATAAAATATACACCATCCTGAACAGAAAATGATGATCCTGTTGCCGTTGCTGCATTAGCAACAGTAGTAGCTAATGGACTACCTGCATTTATTGAAGAATTTGCTAATAATCCAGATACAATAGTTTTACTACAATAAATATCTTCTCCACTTAAAAATGTTTGTGTTGAATTATCTTGTATATTTGATGAAAGATAATTTACATAAAGAGTTAAATTCCCTCGTTCAGAATTCTCTGAAAATAAAACCTGATCAACAACAGCAGTAACTCCAGATCTTGCACCTGTAATTTTTAATCCAACTAATTGCTCAATATATGCAGATACAGGAACTCCTTGATAAGTGTTACTTAATTGTACTGCAAAATATTCGCTATTATATGAAATATTTCCAGGTATTACTCTTGCCCCTTCTTTGAAAAAGTGTTGACCAAACTTTTCAACTTGATTTTGTAATATAGATTGTAATGTACTTAACTCTCTAGCCTGAACAGGATATCCAGGTTTGAACAGCACCTTATGAAAATCATTTGCTGAATCAAAGTCGTCGAAATATGGGGCTACATTTAAATTAGTTTGCTGTGGCATGATTTCTTAGAACTGCAAAATGATCTTGATATCTTCTTTTTGATTCACCGACCTAGTTATTGAAGGTCGATTATCGACATATATTATGTTTCCTGAATACTTTTTAGCCTCAGGACCAGCAATCCCACTCACGAAAGATTGCCCAAGGTTATATGTCCTATTATTTATTACAGTCGAGATACCGCTAAACACAGTATCAATACCTAAATTCGAGTTTGTTCCTGAATCTGGAACAATAGTTAAATTACCAACACCAGATGGAGTACTTGTAAATTGAAGCAATTCATACCCATATGTAGGGTTTGTAATTGCAGCACCTACAGTAGTAAATCCAGCAAGTGACTTATCCTGCCAATACTTTAAAACACCAGTATTAGAATCATAACTAATTACTTTACCAACTGCAGTTTTACCTGTTCCAATAGTTTGTCTTATGAGAGTATCTGCAGTAAAGTTAGCAGAACTATAACCAACACCAGTAAGTCTTAATGCTGGAACAGCACTTGCTTTATCAGAAGTTAATAATGTACTATCAGTTACTCTTGGATTCTCAACGAGACCAACTCTTGCGATTTGGTTTCCAGTAATAAAGTCTGGATTTTCTGTGTCATTTTCAATTCTAGAATATAAAAGTACATTATATGCACCAAGCTCCCTATAAATGTCTGCACCATGACCACCTTCTGGTGGGATGATAACATCAAATGTAGGAATTTCAGTTCCTGTTGGAACCCCACCTGCTTCTAAATCAACAGAACCATAGGTATAACCAGATCCTTGAGTAGTTACGGTAACAGAATCAATTTTATATTCATTGTTTACAACAACAGTACATTTAGCACCACTACCATTCCCTTTGATAGGAACATTAGTATATGATGTTGCAGTATTACCAATAGCCGTTCCTCTATTTGTAACAGTTACAATTTTGAGAGAACCATTAACTGCATTATTTCTAACAGAAGAAGTATCAATAGAAGTTCCCCAATCTTTAGGGACTGGTAAGAAATCAGTTGATTCAAATTTTACAATATCAGATGGTTTAATTGTATAAAGATACTTCCAAATATAACCATCACCACTACTACCTGCAGTACGAGGTTCTAAATCAGTAAAAGTAGGTTCATCTAAAGATGGTTTACCATTTGGATTATCTGGATCAGTTCCATTTTGCAAACACTCATATAATCTAAAATCACTATTCAAAACATAAAATGAAGCAGAATATAAATTAGTTGCTCCAGAAATCTTTGCTCTATTAGAACTACTATAATCACCCCGATACATATCATAAATTGTACCAGAAGTCCAAGTTCTTTTTCTTACTACCTGCCTAACATCATCTGCATTGATTTTCTTCAATGCAATCATAGTATCCCAATATGAATCTTCTTCTTCAAAGTTATCCTTTGGAGCAGGAGGAGACTCATCCCAATCACTCTGAACATCAGATGGATTTGGCAAACCTATAAAAGAATAATACGAATTACTTGTAGCACCAATACCTGCTACGAAATTTTTCGCATTTAATATTCTAATTTGATCTGTTATAATAGCAGACATTGTGAAAAGTTTTTATTTATTTAGAGTAGTTTATGAAGGTATAATAAAGGATCCTTTCATAGTAGCATGAGCAGTGCATTCATATTCATAATTTGCAGGAGCATCATGAGGTATGGTAAATACCTGAACACCCGTTTGAGATCCACTTACATATGTACCAACACCTATGTTTGTTCCTGTAAATTGAATCCTAAATGGATGACCACCCGTGGTATTATTAAAGATATAGGTAAATCCTCTTTGTAAATAAAGAGTTGGATCATCAGCCGTATTTACCACACCAGGTCCAGCAAAACGATAATCAGATGAACCGTTCGCAGTTATATTATATTTAATAGCAAATCCAACATCAGTTCCATCACCAGTTGTATCGTTACTATGGAAACTACCAGAAGTAGTAACTCCAGTAACACTTACATTAGTAGTGACACCAACTTGAGCAGCATTGACTGTCATACTGTTGGTACACGAAATGACACCAACAGCACTAGCACTATTGCTGATTACATTTAACTCATTTACGCCAAAGCTCTTATCTGCCATTGTTCGTTGTTTTTAGATATTTATTGTAATGATATAGTTATATTACCAGCAACAGAAATATTACTAGTTTCTATTGTAGTTGGATCCTCTCCACCAGATTCAGCATCCCATATAATGCTTCCTGGACCACCTTGCAAAGAATAATCATCAGACCACCCACTAGTTGCTGAATTATCCTCTGAACCATAGTAAATATCAGCATCAGGTAATTGGCCAACACTATTGTTTATCCAACCCAATACATCATCACCAGTCCAATGTCTCATGAATTGAACTTTTGTGGCAATTATTCCTGCAGCTGTTGGACATGCAGAACTAGTTCCACCAAAGAATCTATCTTCAGATGATGTAGATGTTGTTGAATCTATAACATATGTTGAATCATAACGATTATATCTAGTACCATAGTTAGTAGAACTTGCTATTGTATTCCTACCTGGAGAATAGAAACGAATAAGATTGCCCATATTACTATAATTTGCTCTTCTTTCTTTATAATCACCACCACCAATTGGTTGATAATCTTCATCCAATGCACCCACTGGTATTGTACGATATCTAGTAACACCATCCTCAGTTTTCTTTCCAATTTGACCAGGAAAACCTTGACGATTTATAGTATTATACATGTCATAACCAGATCTTACTGCAGTTGCACTAGATAATGCTGTACTAGCACTAGCAGACCAATAATTGTTATAATCTGGGTGGTCAGCTTGAACTAATTTCTGTCTAGTATTTCCTGCAGAACATACAAATATAACACCTGCATCGATCATTTCATCACCAGCAGTTACCATACTATTACCTACATATTCTCCTCTAATACTTGTTTGATAAAAATTGTTCATAAATGCAGGTTTAGAACTATATGAAACTCCACCTGAACCATCAGTTCCTGTACGATAATAATAGTAACCACTAGTATTAACTGATTTACGATATCCCCAACTATTAGATGTTACTGTTGGATCTTTTGTTCCATACTTTGAATTGGTTGGTTTATTCTGATGAAATAATTTTAATATATCAAAAAATTCTTCCACTTCAATTCCACTGGTTCCAATTACATTTGCAAACCACTTATTGGAATTAAAAGCCCAACCATACTGTCTTCCGTATGTTTGTGACATACATGGAGTTGCATGATAATCAGATGATGTTCCTGCAGGGTCATTAGTATTAGATCCATTACAATTTGATCTTGTATAACTTGTAGTAATCGTACTTACTTCCCCAATGCCAGAAAATGCTGCAGATCTCTTAGTATTATCACTCCACCAAAGTCTTGCATGAGATTCTACAGGAACTCTAGTACCATCCCAACGTAATGTTAATCTATTACTAGGATCTGCATTAAAATAAGCAGGGTCAATGTAATAAGGAGCATCTAATACTAAATCTAAAACATCACAAGAACCAGTAGTTGTATATTGTGAATAACCAGCCTTTAATGGATTAGTACCTCTATACTTTGCAGGTCCACCTAAATTACCCTGAAATTCAATATGTCCAAACCATGCTCTAGTATCAGCAACTACAACATCAACATCTGATCCATCACCATAATATTCAAGTCTATTATTTAAAACATCATTAATTGTTGCATATTCCCAAGGATCATCTTTAGTAACACATCTCAATAATTGATATCCAGCCCTATTCTTATCTGCCTCTACTGGAGATGAAGGTAATGCAGGATTTACATTTCTATAATTTTTTACAGTAGAATCATATCTATAATTCTTTACAGCATCTATCAATTCAGAAGGATCTGGTTTATATGTACCTGGATATCTGGTAGTGTCGATAGTTACATATGAAACTTTAGAGTGTTTTCTAAGCTCTACTGCCTCTGCATCAGTTAATTCATATACTGCTCTAGTTTGACTATGTGCTTTTTCGTCAGTTACTGTAACAGCATCATCAGGAACATTAGTTTCAGAAGTACCACTCTGCTTTAGGAGATTGTCAATAAATTGCCAATCTGCAGCATTTGCACAACCAACAGAATATGCCTTCTTACCAGATGAAGGTTCTTTAGGAAGAGTATCCTTATAATCCGCAAAATCTGCCATTTACTTCATCGTCTCCCTAGTGAATCTATATGTCGTCAGTCCACTAATGCCAGTTCTTGGAGTAACCTCTAATTTTACTGCTCCACCAGTAACTGTTGCACCAATCGAAACTAAAAGATTGCCATTATACATTACTGCATATTCATTTGAGAATGCAGTAGTGCCATTTTGCATTACAAGAACTTTTTCTGTCTGACTATTTGTAGTTTCTTCAAGATGTAATGTATACTCAGCAGTTTTGAAATTATTAGTTGCTATAGTGAAAGTATCTACTGTATGTGCTACACCAGCAGATGCAACAAAGGTTCCAAAACCAGTTGAAACACCATATCTTTCATTAACTTCTAAAGTAGTTGTACTAGTAATTCCTGTTATTTTAAGGCCTTCGTTAGTAGTTTCTGCCTTCTTATTTCCACTAAAATATAAATCTATTGAACCAAGTTTTGTTCCCTCTAAGTAAGTATATGAAGCATTAAAATCTGTAAGTACAATAGAATCTGATTGCAATGACAGATCATTTGTTGCATTTCTAATACGAGAATGCGATGCATCTTTAAAAAGTTGAAGATCATCAGCATTACCTAGTTTTATTGCTGCATTATTTGGTACTTCTATTCCACCAGTTGTAGACGTAACACCAGATACAACTAATGTGTCAGGAGTCATATTAGTAGGAGTAGTTGCTGTTACAGTTACAGCAGCACCAGAAATCGCAGTAACAGATAAAGCAGTACCAAAATCAATTGTTCCTGCAGTACCAACTAAACTTCCACCATCTTTAATAATGATTCCAGTACCAGATGCAGTTACACCAGTAAGTCCTGATCCATCTCCTATAAACTTATTAGCAGTTATAGTAGAGGATGCAGATACGTTTGCAACTGATAATTCTCCAACAGCTATATTAGGAGCACCAGTTATCCCATAAGCGGATGCAGCTTCAGTTGCTGTAGATGCAGTACCAGTAAGATTACCAGTAACATTACCAGTGACATTACCTACAAACGTAGTAGCCGTTACAATTCCAGTAAATTTACCAGATCCTGCAACAGTTAAAGCACTTGTTGATGTAGTAGTTCCAATACCAACATTAGATGATGTGTTTATACCAGTAGCATTCTTTTGGAAATATCCTTGTGCTCCACCAGATGCAGAACTTATAGTTATAGTTCCAGTTGAACCACTAACCGTAACTCCAGCACCAGCAGTAATTGATGTAACAATATTTGATAAACCAGCACCACTACCATGAATAGTAGCACCAGTAATAGATCCAACACCTGTAATCTTTCCTGCTACAGTTAAGTCCTGAGTTGCTACTAAATTTGCAGTGGTAATAATACCAGATATTTTTTGATTTGTTGCTAATATACTTCCATCAGTTCCTTTAAAAGTAATTGCAGCTCCAACGGAAGTAATACCTGCAGGTGAAAATACAGCACCAGATGAATCAACCTTAAACCAAGTATTAACTACGTTTCCATCATTAATATAAAGTGCTTTATTGTTTAAATTGCTTATCTCATTTCCTAATGCAGTATTATGTCTAATCTTTAAATCATTACTTGTACCATAATAAGAATACTTATCATCAGGAACACTAATATTTCCACTTACAGTAAGTTGCTCAGATGCTGTTGTTGTTCCAATACCTACCTTACTTGTAGTATGAATTCCAGTATCATTTGAAGGCCAAACTACGGAAGTAAAACTTAAATTACTGCCGTTACCAAAATAATTATAAATTTCATCAAAGTTACTGTTAATTTTTACAGCACCAGCTAACAAGGTATCGCCAGTTCCGTCGTTCGGTGTTGTTCCAGTAGTAATGCCTTGTTTAGCCATTATTTCTCTATTTTTAAGTTATTTAGTATTATTAATTAGGTATAACCTTGGAATTTCAATCTATTTGTTCTTTGAACAATAGCAGAAGTATCAATACCAGCATAACCATTACGACCATATGCATTAAAGGAATTATCTGCAGACCTTGAATGCAAATCAACTCTACCCCAAGTATAATTTCCAAAGAATAAACCAGAAGTAATTATACCAGAGTAACTAATTGTTTCTGCAGTATTATCAAAAGTATATCCAGTAGAATCAAATCTATCATCACCTAAAGTAGAATCCCAGTTAACAGTGGAGATTCCACTAATCTTTGCCATTACTCTTCTAACGGTAGTTGTACCCAATCCCACTATCGTAACTGTTTCATTAGTTACAGTATCTGCTTGGAATATAGTATCCATGTTGTATGTCGATACTCCAATTATATTTCCAGCATTATCATATGTTGTTATTGTAGAACCTGTTCCTACATTAGTTTCAAATAAACTGAAGAAATCACCAGATGATATGCTACTCAAAGTAGCAATACCAGTCACAATAGAGGTATCTCTCAAATAAGAATCTGATGGTATATGGAAATCAACAATAATCTTATTTTGAGTACCAACTGTAGTTGTACCAAATCCAACAATAACTCCATTATCACCATGATAAGAACTTACATTGTTAGTTTCTGTAATAAGAGTTGGTGGTTCAATTAAAACAATAGGTGGAGTTGTTGTTGAATAATCGGTTCCAGAATTTGTAATAGTAATACCAGTTACAATTCCCGATGAAACTAATGCGGTTGCTGTAGCTCTTGTTCCAGTAGATTCCTGAATAGTAACAAGAGGAACACCTGTATAACCTGCACCAGCGTTAGTAACAGTAATTGCATCAACAATACCTGATGAATTAACACTTGCAGTGGCAATTGAACCTACTTTTGCATTTTGAGAAGTAATAGTAACTTTATCTTGGAAAGTTTTACTGTGTTCAGTCTCATTAGTAGGATTAAAGAATGGTCTAATAGTATCAACATATATTGATGTAGAACCAATACCAGCACTCTTGATCATATATGCAACTGGATTAATTACTGGTTCATAAAGTTCTCTAGCTTTAGATACTCTCTTTTGGTTAATAATAGTATCTTCAGTTTGCTTACACCAATCAACTGGTCTTAATAAATTCTCATCATTAGTATTACCTGGACCATAGTAAATATTAGTTCCTGCATTATCAATAGAATTAATCTTAGTTACAACCCTCTTATCTTCATCTTGCCAATATTTCTGCCCAAGTTCAGGATCATAACCAATATCTACAGTATCACCAGGTTTTACCGTATCAATAATATCCCTAAAGACAACATCAACATCTCCACTTCCTTTATAGAAAACAATCTTACATGTATCACCTATTTTAGGTGCTTCTGTAAATGTAATAATACTACCACCTTCAAATATGTAACCTTGGCCAGGAATTTGTAGGATATCATTGACAAATACTAGTAATGTATCCTGAACATTAATAGGTGATCCTTCTTGTGCTTTAATAGCAAGTGGTTCACCAGCAAGTTTCAAATTAAATGCTTTTTTCTCATTATCAAAGAATGCATCAAGTCTATCTAAAGATTGAAGCATTCCAATAGACCAACCAGTAAATTTATCAGTAACTTCTTCTTGTATTGTTAGTTCAAATTCTTGATATGCGGAAGTTGTTGGAATACCTAATGGGCCGCCAATAGGAACAGTAAGTTTTTCATTTACACCATAACCATAACCTTCATCTCTTATAATAAAGGAAGTAACACTAGATCCTTGACCAACAACTATATCAGCAGTTGCACTTGTTCCTACACCAATGACAGAATTGGATGAGTATACTAAAGGAATATTACTATAAGATAATGGTTCATCAATAAGAACTTCAAATGGTTTATCAACCTTACCACCTCTAGCATAGAAATGAGGGCAAGTAGTTACACCAGTATTAACCTCAAAACTATTGTCACTTAAA